TGCTCTAGTTCTGAGGTTTGACTTATAAGCATTTACGATTGTGTTGTCGGCATCTGCCTTGTAACGTTTGATTGCCATTATCTCAACTTACCTTTAATGTCTGTTTGTGGGAACTTTAGTTCTAGGATTGCGTTCTGTGGGGTTAGTAGATAGTCACCGTCTGGAGATAGATTCTCCTGAACTGGGAATACAACACTTGAGTAGTCGGCAGTGTTCTTGTTTACAATCTGCACCTTTACTACGTCATTGACGCCCTTTACTTTGTTCAACTCTGAGAAGATCTCAGAAATGGATAGTCTTTCGCCAATGAACATTGGGCTTGAATATTTGTTTGCTAGTCTCTCGACACAACGGTCAAGAACGTCAAACTTGTTCGCTGAGTTGTCTGGCTTGACAACAAAGTTGATGCCAAAGTTGATGATGAAAGGATCGAGAATGTCTACGGTGTCGTTAATCATTCTGTAATTGTTTAGCCACACCTTTAGGTTCTTCTTGAGTGTGTCATTGGAAGGAACTAGTTTGCCGAGAGTGTTCTCAGAGATAACGTAGACGTTTAGGTTTCTCTTCTGAGAATCTGGATCCTTCTGGACGGAGCAGCGCTTTACTGAGCCAAACTTGCGCGGCATTCTGTAGACAAGGCTCTCGTAGTCTTTCTGTGTGACTGCACGGTTCTGGGTCGGGAATGTGTCATAAATTCTCTGCTTGATCTCGGCAGTTGAAGGATTGGAAACGTTACCGACGATTGGCTCTTCGTTCGAGACCTCAAAAGAGTTGCGAATAAAAGAGACTTGGTTTGCTGCCAACACTGATAAGTCTTCAAAGTCAACGAGAATGCTTGAAACCTGATTTAGACCACCAGCAGCAACATTTGAGTTTGTTGGGTTTGTCTGACGATAAGCAATCGTCAATGTGGTGTCTGCTGGAACAACGCCGAAGCTTCTGTTGTTTGTAAGCCTGCTTGGATCGAATGCTTCATCTGTTACATAGCTTTTGCCAAAAATATTCATTGCGACATTCTGTGGTTCTGCCACAACATCAGATGCCCCATCTTCACCAGAGCCAAACTGAAGATAAACGCCTTCTGGTTCGTGGGCTACTTGGAACTTCCTGCTAACCAGCAATGGCTTGAGAATAGAAGGGACATTATCTGACTTGTAATTCTTGTTTGTTAGTTCTTTGTAAATGATGTCTTGAGCAAGGTAGTCTACTTCGTAATATTCATTGCCATCAGTGTCTGTTACACTAACAATCTCAGACACATTCGGGTTTGTTAGCTTAATTCTCCTAAATCTCTGAAATGTCCCTACAGTTAAGCGCTCTACACCAAAGAATCCAGATACAACGTCTCCGTAAGCTTTGATCGCATAATAGCTTGGAGCACCAGTTGTGGTATCTGTTCTTGCAACGACAACTGGGTTTTTTGGATCTGAGAAATCTACATTCTCTGTAAGGACAAAGTTTAATCCGTTCTGCGACGTAAAGCGAGTTCCTCTTTTGAGGACCGGAATGTAACGGTTATCTGGTCCGAGACCAGTCACTGAAGCAGGCACTTGAACATAAAGAGCAACTTTGCCGTAAGTTGAGGGACGACCCGTGTTCTTGTAGCCAAGAATGCGACCCTGACGCACAACGTTGCCATATTGATAGGCTGTGTCTAGGAAAGTTTCATTGACGTTGTAGTCGAGATAAAAGGAAAGTTGGTCGCCAACATAAGCAACCGCATCAAGCATCATTGCCCCGAATGAGCCTTCACTAAAGTCTTGGAAGGTGTCGGGGTAGAAACGCTCTGCTATCTGTGTGAGGTCGCCCCTAATGGACTCGTAATCACGATTGGTGTAGTTGATGGCTACTTTCTTTTTATTTGACATTGATGTTCCTCACACTAAATAGTGATTTCAAGCAAATCACTTGTGGCGATTTGTGGGATTGAATACTCCAAGTAAAGGGCTAGGGTGTTTGTGTCTGGGTTGGAACCTGCAAACTGCAATTTTTGAATCTGAACGGCTGGCATGTATTGGGCGACTTGCTCTCTGATTTTGCTGTCTATTCTTGCATAGACATCGGACTCAAAATTCTCAAAAAGAAATTGCCTGATCCCAACACCGTAATCTGGCTCCATGACTCTTTCGCCGGGATTAGTCAAGATTAACATCTTTAGGTTTTGCTTAACAAGGGTCTTGAGCCTTTTTATCATTGCGTACCCATCAGCCGAGTCTTGCGCCAATGGTAATCTAACTGCGTAAGAAGCCACCTATAGTCCTCCAAATCCTACTACTACTTAGTTATTCGTCTTTATTTTTGCAAAGCTCGCCCTTTGAATTAAACGGGTTACTGCGAAGATTACGACGTTTCCACCAAGGCAAAATCTTTCTACCGGGTGCAAGCCTGAATTTATCTCTCAAGGACTTTAGTGCAATCTGTGTGGTAGTGTCGTCTTCATCATCTTGGAATTCGCCAAACTCTCTTGAATTGTAGTATTCTTTAAACATCTTCTTTAATTGTTTGTTGCTTCTTCTCAGTGTTTCCTGATCCCACTCATCCCAAGACAATACGAATAGACCATTTCTATTGAATCGTTCCTCTTTGGGAAACCAGCCGGGATTGCGAGTTTCAGCTACGGATCCTTCGACAGTTTGAAATATAATTCCCGGTTTTTTGCCCTTAGCTCCATTCTTTTTAGCACCTGCAACATAATTTTCACCAATTGACGCCAAGAAAGCTAGATCGTTGTAGATTGCTATGGTTGATAGAATTTTTCTTGAAGGCAAACAGTAATCCACAAACAACTTAAACTTGTCGTCATCTATCAAGTTATTGATGAGACAGAGCATTTCTTTGCTGTTCGGCTGTAGTGGTGGTAGTTTTGCAAGGGGTAGATCAAGAACGTCTATTTCGACGCTTGTAACGCTAACCATTTGTCCATTGATTTTGGCATAAAATTCAAGACCGTAGCGTAGTCCAAGCTCACCCTCTAGTCCAACAACTCTTCCCTGTTCGTTCGTTACCTTACTGAGAGTGCCGGGGTAAACATCCGAAACATTGCCTTCTTGGCTTGTTATTTCACCAAGATCGTAAGGACTACGCTGCCCCGAGGGTGTCTTTAAATAGGCTCTCAAGCCAAACGGAGAATCGCCAGTTGGCATCAACTCAGAAACCTTACCAATTCCCTGACCCCCGGCAGCAACTATCACATTCTTGGCAAATAGATTTAGGTCCTCTGATTCGTCGTTATGCTCTTCGCCTGTCATTGGCTGATCGCCTCTAAAATGATAGTAACCAATATAGGGCGTTCCATCTTGTAAAGACATTTCGTCGCCATTGGTGTACTTGACTTCTCTTGTTAGCAAATCGTCTGACACCTTTTCTCTGAATTCTCCTAGTAAGTTTAGCTGACTTCCTGCCGTGAAGCCACGTCTGGAGTCTAATAGGTAGTAGTTTTTATTTGTAACATATGTATCATCTATGAAACCATTAGTCCTTAAGGTTCTCTCGAATGCTTCACCTATTTGTTTTAGCTCTTTCTTTACAAACTCTTTCAAAACTAACTTGGCAATCTCTTCTGTTTCTTTGACAACTCCTAGAGCATCTTCGTTTCTGTAGTTCTTGAGAGTCTTGAAGATAGAAACTTCACCGTTTTTCTTTGCATCTCTTAAGCCAGTAACAGTTGTAATCTCTCCAGTTCTACGATTTCTTTTTGTGTAAGTGTCTCTGTCTGGATAATTGTATCTTTCTTGGATGTTATTCAATCTAATAAGAGCTTTGATTACATCTTCGGGTGGGTCAATCACTTCTCCCTCATCTAGCAATCTACCATAAGTTTGAACGGATTGTTCTAAGAAAGCATACCAGAACTCTTCATCTTTGAAAGGATTGAAAAGCTCAATGTTTTGTGCGTTTTTGAAATCTTTTTCCATTTCTTCAATGATGAAGTGGGCGTAGAGATCACTAAAGTTGTTGTCAAAGTCTAACTTGAACTTTGAGAATGTAGCAATAGATTTAATGAAATGTGTTGTTCCATGAATCTTGCAAGCAGCACTTATGATTGATTGTATACCAGCCTTTCCTTGTCTAGATAGAATCCTGTTGTAAGGAACTTCTGTAACACAATCGGGATCACCTTTTAATCTCTTATCTTCCGATAGCCCATTATAGGACTTCATCATTTCTTTTTCAATTTCTTCAAAATCAACAACTTGTGTTTTATATGGCTTGCAGGGACTTATCTCTGGAAACACAGAATCTACCAGCCCTAGCCATCCGGAGTTTGGAACAGGCTTGATGTAGACTGGTGGGTTAAGGTAGGTTCCGCCGTATGTTGCAGGATCTAGATAAAATACTCTAGTTTTTTCTGGAGTTCCTGCCAAATCATTATTGTACTGATCTCTGCTTATTCCCAGAATTGCATCACTATTTCTAATCTTTCTCTCTTCTCCTTCTGAGTCAGTTATTGTTTTGTCAGAATAAAGCGTACCATCAGGGTGCAAGTATTCTGTGTCTTCGGTTGTAAGATCGTCAGGTGTGGCACCAAAACTAAATGATTTGTTGCCAACATTCATAATTGAACTTCTTAGCTGTTCGTACATCTGTGAAGTTGTTTGGTTCCAATAAGTTTCAGCAGAAGATTGCGGAATCTGTAGCATTTCGGACATCAGCACTATTGGAGGAGAAATCAATCCAATGTTCTGTAGCGACTCCAAGAACTCTGGGTATTCGGATAAGGTATCGTCACTCACATTATCCAAAGTGTTGTCTTTTGCCAAGAATTCATAACTCACTTCTTCAATCGGATCTTCGCCCTTCTTATCAACAAACGAATCAATAATTTTTATTCTTGCATTATCAGAAGGCAGGTTTCTTCTATTATTCAAATCTGCCACGTAAAGACCAAGAGTAAACCCTCGTTGTGGCTCTCCTTCTTGTGCGTTGTTGTCAAAAGACAATGACAAGTCTGGGTTCGCTTTTCTTTGCTTTTCAACAAACCTGACTTGGTTGCTTTCATAATCGACTTCAAACTCTACTCTGTATCCATAATTTGGTAGTTCAAGTGGAGTGACTCGTAATCCCAAATTTAGATCACTGAAGTCCTTAATAATTGTAATGTCTGACTGGATCACATTATTGATTCCAAAGTTTACTAATTGTCCGTTTGGATTTGTGCCACCGTTTCCTTCGACGCTTCCAACTCCTGCCATCCATTCTGCAACATAAACAGGATAAGCGCCTTTTTGTAATGTCAATGGGGCATAAATTGGTGTTTCTATATCATCTAGGTCACCCAACCTATTAAAAATACCCTCTTCAGTCTTGACTTCATAAAAGTCAACATATTGTTGTAAGCCGGGATCATTAAATACCTTTCTTTGGTGTGCGGTATATGGCAGCCCAAGTGTATCTGAAAGAACCATATTCATCAAACCCCAGTTTCTCTCCAGCGGTCCATTACCGAGCATGTCGTATGAAAAGGCAACTTTCAACTGCTCTAATCCAGCGTTAAGAGCGCGTGCTGTGACAGCTTTTTGTTCTTCTGTCTCATAAGGGAATAGCCCATTGTTGCAGCCGGGTTCTGAAACTATTGGCGGCAAAGCATTATCAAGCATGTTTGGAATTCCACTTTGGATAATATCGGTTAGATCTCCAAAAGCCTCTGAAGGTCTACAAAGCCTTGCTATCTGTTCCGAAGAAGCCCTGCCATCTAGAATCTGAGATCTCAAAGAGCAAAATTCTTCTATCTGTTCTGGTGTCGCACAAAGACTTGGATTTGCTGGCATTTGGTCGTCTTCGGGTATTGAATCCAGAGAGTCAAGTGCTTGATCTCTAAAATCTGCTGGCAAAAGGTTGCCAAAGTTTGAATAGAATCTTGTTATGTCGTTTCTGTTTGAGAAAGCTTCTGCCATTTCTGGGAACTCAAACTCAACGACATTTTCAAACAATTGTAGGAACGACTCCGAAGGATTACCTAAAGAAGCCTCTATCAACTCTCTTCTTGTAACTGAAGAGGCTACTGCTTCATTAAAGGCGAGAACTCTATCTCTATTTGCCATTTCGCTTCCAACGCCACCAAGCAAGGAGAACATGTCAACAATTGTATCGTCTAATGCTTGCTCGTTGGCGTTTGGTCCGCAGATAGATTCTCTTAAGATGTTTTTGACTGTGTTTCTTCCAGTTAGCAACTCTGGCAAACCAGCAGCCAAACTACCTGCTGTTGCAATTGCCTTACAAATCGCATCACCGATTATCTCACAGATTTTTATCATTAGAGATAATAAAGCATTTATGATGGCATTTCTAATTGCATTCTTGGCTTGTTCTGCCAAAATCTTCAAAATATCTAGATTTATGACAGATAAGGGGTTAAACAATTGTGGAAGTGTTATTTCAACAGAGCTTCTACAAAATGGTAATTCAATATCTTTTAGGAAAGACATTACACTTGGAGTAAAAATCGGCGGGCGAGGACAATCAAACAGCGCGATTACCTTTGAAATAATCTCTGCGCCGGGGAAGCGGTTCAACATCTCAACAAGATCCAGTAGATTATCTGAATAGAATTCGATCAAAGCCAAAATGTAGGCTTCCATAATCTGATCTGGACTAAAGGTTTGTTTTGCCTCGGTGCGCGCTGAAGTTATTGCATTAGCTACTGGAGTTTGCTGTCCTTGCAATGCATTTGGGTTATCATAGTCTCTTCCAAGAGATCTTCTAATTGTGGCACCCTGTTCTGTTTGTACGAATCTTCCAGAAGGTGTTGTTCCCTCGTAAGGACCACTTCTTAGACTTTCTCTTTCGGCGTCAAGAACGCTCTCGTCAGTCCAAGGTTGAACGAAATTTATCCTTCCTTCACCCGACTCGTCGCCAAAAAGCGGCTTGCCTCTGTCACCGAAAAGTGACTGGTCTTCAGTTGTTCTTGTAGGATCTAGAGGCTCAGTTGAAGAAGCATCGGAAGCCAATTGTGCCCCTGCTTGGGAGCCAAACAAGTCTCCTGACTTTAGCTTTCTCTGAACCAAGGCGTTTAATTCTGCTTGTTTTTCTGGTGGTAACCCAACAAACAATGATCCAAAGTTCTCGATAGACATTGCTTTTAGAGCACTGAGAATTGCTCTTGATAAAGCCTGTTCCAATGTCAAACCTTTGAATAAACACTGGATTGCCTCTATCATGAAGTCAAATAATCCGCAGATTTTTAGCTTATTGAACGTAGTGTCCCATAACTGTCTAGGGGAGTTTCCAGAAGAGCCTGTTTCTATTCCATATAACTCTTTGAGACAAAGCAAAACAAAAACATTATCCTCTGATTCAATCCTTCTAAAGAACTGATTAGTAGACATCGTTTTAGTAGGATCTGCACCAATGGCACACGGATCGAGCGTGTCATCTCTAACATTGGTGTAGTTCTGACCCATGACAACTGCTTCTTTTCTAAGCTCTTCATCTGTTCTTTTGCAAATGTTTTTGTGAAAGCAATAAGCTAAAACATCAGCAACGTTAAGTGCTTCATCAAGAATATCTTGACCTATCTGCTTTGCTTCTGAAGCCAGAGCATCTGCAACA